GTAAATGTACATACGAAGGGGCACCTTCTGCTAGCTATAACGTAAACTGGAATACAGTTAATACGTCTTCGCTATCAAATTTATTCTGCGGATATTTAGGAGGACCTATCAACCAAACGAGTAGTTTATGTCCCCTAAGAACAACATTCCAAGGCTATTTCCAAGAATTTAGATACTGGAATATACCATTACAAGAGTCGGCTTTTGATGAACACGTTCAAAACTCTATCTCATATAGAGGCAATACGATAACATCGTCGTTATATGAGTTATCCCTTAGAATCCCGCTGGGAAATAACCTAAACGTACCTTACTTAACTACGGCGAGTTTAACGCTAAATCCTAAGGATTATCAATATTATCAACTAGGGTTTAGTGAGGTAGATCAAAACGCAGTCCTGACTTCCTACCATCCTTCAATTACAGGATCATTTACGGTACCGTATACAAGTCGAATAGTGAATGGTATTGGATCTTTTGTGAGTGCGAGTAGACCGATAAGCTACGGTTTATTTAGTAGTGGAAGTACGAGAACATTTACTCCATTTGTGATAGCGGATCTAGTATCTTCACCATCAACTGGAGTCAACCAAAAAGTCAATAACAAGTTATTTATACCTCAGCTAAACGATCTACCAGAGACTGTACTATCGCCTTATGTAAGCGTTCAAAGATTCGATCCAGATATTAGCAAGAATTCTGCCGATCTAGAAGTTGGATTCTCACCTAACGATTTAGTGGATGCAGATATAACAGATCAGTTAGGTTATTTTAATATTGATGACTATATTGGTAAACCAAGTGATGCATATGAAACAGAGTATGTAGATTTGAATAATCTAAGGAAGACATATTTCCAAAAGTATATTAGCAAATTTACACTGTGGGATTTCATGAACTTAGTCAAGTTCTACGATAACTCCCTATTCAAGATGATAAAGGATTTTGTACCTGCGAGAGCAAATCTATCGACAGGTATCATAATCAAACCACATATCTTAGAGAGACCCAAGTATCCAAGACACGAACCTACTTGGGAGTTTAGTAATGAGTATAGTGGATCTGTTAAGATGGTTAAGGTGACGGGTTCAAATCCGGAAGCTATGTACCTAGACACTTCTTTCACTCAATCTCTAGTAACATCTCTAGGTACAATTACATCGATTAAAACCGATCTAAGTGAACCATTTACAGGTGAATTTAGCGGTACAACTATACCGGTTACCAATAACGGTAAGTTCACTAATACCGAAGTTTCATCGATTAACTACCCTTGGACATCATCAATTAGTACCGGTCTAGCTATCTTCACGACCTATTCCTTAGATGCATTATTAAATAACGTAACCGGTAGTAGAAGATCGACTAGATTCCTAGAAACAGATTACAGTTCAAATATAATAATACCGGTAAATAGTGGATTAATCACAGGAGCTCTAGCTTTGTATCCATCAAGGAGTGCTAATCCAACCTATACAGGATTAGATAGCATATACTGGCCTTTTTCAGATATAAATGACTACAACTATTATAGCTATGCTAGAACTAATTCAAGATACAGCGGTTCTAAAGTAGTTAGTCTAACTTATAATACATACAGTAGTCAATCTGCAACATGGGGAGGAGATCAATCCTATGGTAGTACAGCAGCTATTGATCATAATAGTTATAAACTAGGATGGGTAAGTAATATACCTTCAGTAAGTAAAAACTTTTACGATAAGACAACCGTTAATTTAAAGTACTTAGTAGATCAAGACAGTAATGTCTTAGAGTTATCAGCTAATAACACCAATTTATTTGAAGTACAGAATATATTTAGATCTGGAGATCCTGTAAAAGTATCAGTATCAAACGTAACAGTACCTACCAATCAAGTAGCTTTAGATGGATTAAAAACAATATGGAGAGGAGGGTATTCATTTGACCCTATTTTATTTAGAGAAAATAATGAACCGCTATCTTTTAGATTTGATCAATCTTACAGCTCTTCTTTAAAAAACGTAATAGGTATTAACGCTATAGCAAGTAATAACAGTTTCGGTATATATGCAACTGTTCCTAATACCCTAGGTACTTTTGCGATTAACAATGTAGACTTAACGAAAAATCCAAGCTCTGCAGTAGGACAAGGTTATAGCGGCCACTACGTATATATTGAAAATGATTTATATGGATTAACAACTATTCCAGCCGCACAACCACAGGATAGGTACGATATGACTACCTGGACGTATAGAACAGGATCTATAGGAGTCTCTAAAACACTACCGACAGTCCCACTTATAGTATCCGCTTCAGATTCTAAAACAATAGTCTATACATTCTCACAACTAAAATTTGACGATGTAAAGACACCGCCAGGATTTAATACAGATTCAGACCCCAATTCATACTCTACTACTCAGACTAACTACATATATAAAGTACCGAGAAGTTCAACATATAATATTGATCTGAAAATACCATTCAGCTTCAGAGGTCAACTAATGGGAGCTACCAACACTACCCGTCCTTACGGAGTAAAATTATTTGCAATACTCGAATCTGCAAATAGCGCAACAACTTCAGCTACTGGATGGTCATTACTAGCAAGCTCAACATTGACAAAATTAACAAATAATAGTAATTACACAGTCAATTCAAATTACAACCTGATAACATTTGACTCTGCTAATTCTCCTGAAGATGTATTTGTAGCTACATTAAACTTACAAAATACTCCCTTGATACAGGGACAATGTTTAAGAATACGCTTCTGTTTTATAGATATCTCTAACAACCTAGGATTTTATCCATCTTTAACCCAGTATTCTGGAATTAGTGCACTAGGATTCCAGGTAAATTCAACCCTTGCTGCTGCAAATTTAGGTAATAGCGCTGTAACTCTACCGGAAAAATCTTCTTTCCAGATTATAGATAGCCAGTTAATCACAGTTGAGGATTATTACATAAAGACCCTACAACAAACACAACCGCTATTTACAAATACATCAGAGAATACTATTAAGTTTACACCGCTAGTTAACGAATACTTCCTATCAGCATCAACATTCTTCCCGTTATCTAGTAATCAAGACTTTTACACACCTGTAGTAGATCACTTTAGCATACAACCGTACGACTTAATAAGAATCGGACCCTTTCAATCCTTAAAATCAAAGTATTACACAGTCATAGAGGTTGAAACCGCAATTACAACATACACCCCCTACGACTGCTACTTTGACCATGTAGATACTGCTAACCCTCTAGCTTGGGTACAACTACTTATTTACGCATTCTTATTTTTAAACTCAACAACAGGAGCTGGAGGAGCTACTAATTTCATAGCAATTACAGTACCGCAGACTTTTGATTTTGAAAAATACTTTAGCGTGGGTACTTTATTCAATGTAACAGGGACAACAGGTGGGACTTACGATGTTTCAAACGTTACCGTTCTAGGTTATGCAATAGGAGCTGTGAGCATCACACCTCCTAGCGGGTATATAAATTACACACTGGCGGTTGATAAAACTGTTGTAAGTTCAACATCAACCCCGGCTGTATTTACAATACTAAACCACGGAGAACAGATAACAGTAGTACCAAACATTGATACTGGTTCATTTAATCTAGGACAGACCTTTGCTATATTAAGACCTAAATCAAATGAAACTTCAGTTATACTGGATTATAAAAAACGTGAAGGAGAGGTATCACAGACTATGTTAATACCTTATGATGCAAGTGCAGAATTAAAAACTAACGTAGGTACAATATTTGAAAACCTATACACTCAATTATAATGACACAACTATACTACACCCCCTCATCCGGGTCCGTACTATCAAACCTACAAGTTGTAACAGATAACTTACAACCAGTATATTACTCAGATGTAACTATAACAACATCTTCGATAAGTATTTTTATACAGTCCGGAAGTTCAACCCTAGGTGTATATCCCGTAAATAACACAGACCTATACTACCCACCCTTTCCAACCGTAAGCCTACCTACTACATCAACTACATCTTCGTATATAAGCATAGATTGGAGATTTGATTTGAACTACACAGAATATATAGAAGCAACTTTAAGCGGGAGTGGATACTCTTTAGTAAGCGGAAGTACGGTGTACTTAACAGGTAGTTATAATTCAAACCGAGGAAGTACTGTAATTTCAACTCCTAATACAAACTCACAGACCTACACTGCCACTGTATACGGAAAAACTACAGGCGGAGGTTCGTACACTACCAATGTATTTATTGTTAGCAATCAAGGTATACCGCCTCAAAACTTTATAGCGATAGTATCAGGAAGTAACGTTTCCTCATCAGCTACATTCACGATGTCACCATCAAGTAATTACACAATGTATTTTACAGTAACAGGCAGCTCTGTACTATAATTTGACCTAAAACCTAGTTTACATATATTTATAATAAGATAAACACATAAAACAACATGGGATACTTAAACGGTACAACAGTCACAGTTGACGCAATTTTAACAAAAAAAGGTAGAGAGTTACTAGCCCGTAACGATGGTTCTTTCCAAATTACTCAATTTGCATTATCAGATGATGAGATAGATTATACACTCTATAATCCTAATCACCCTTCAGGTTCAGCATTTTACGGTGAAGCTATTACGGCGATGCCAATCATAGAAGCATTTCCAAATGATAACGAAATCATGAAGTATAAGTTAATTACTCTACCTCGTGGTACAGCTAAGATACCTGTTCTAGATATAGGTTATACATCGATTACATTAAAACAAGGTGCTTCTCTAGCTATAACTCCACAGACTCTAAACTACTTAGGTGCAACATCTACTTTCGAACAGTCTGGATACATAGTAACTATTGGAGATGTTAGAACCATGTCATCATTTAACGGTGTAGGTATAAATACTCAAGAAGCTCAGGCTCTAAACACTACAACTACCATAGGTACAAACGTAAGTAAGACAGTAATCGGTACATCTATCAATATGACTGCTACTACGATCAATACTCTATTTGGTACTCAAACACAACTACAAACCAATCTAATTGTAATTGGTAGAGATAGTGGTGCACGTATAACAGTACCGGTAACCATCATCAAGCAATCTTAATAATATTATACAAATACAAATATGAGCTTTGTCACTTTAGCCCCAACAGATTTCGTAGTAAGTGCAGATTCAGTAACAGCTCCAGCTTGGAGTACTGGTCTACCCGTTCTAACAACATTTACAACCGCATCCTCAGTATCACCTACATTCTATGTAGATGTATATGCTAGTGGAACGACAGTAACCGATCCAACACCGCAATTTTCAATAGCATACGGAAACCTAAACGGATCAGGTTCTGCCTACTATAACTCACTAGTACCTTATATTTCACCTAGCAGAACAACTTACGGTCAATACAGGACTCTGGTATACGGTGATGAAAATACTAATTTTAACTTCGGTACTGGTAATACAGTATCAAGAGATATCATAGTACTAAACATTAATAGAAATAGGTATAAACAACAACTATACCCACCTACTTTTAATATCGCCCTAACCTCAGGATCGTCTACTATAAAACTTACCAACGATAGTGCTACAGCGACAACAATAACTTACCTAGACTGCGGTAGAGTTTTTAATATCGTGAGTGGAAGTAACGGGACAGCAGTATCAACTACAGTAGCATCAGGTGTGACAGCAGGCTATACTCCATCAGGTTCTTATGGATTATTCTTACCAGATATTGGTACGATAATCTTGAATCCAAGAGCATTAGCTCTACCATTTGCATCAGGTGGTATCAATTTATTAGTAAGTGAATCAGTTAATTCAAATGCTAACAATTACAACTACATTTATAATGCTATATCAGGCGGTGCTAACTTCCAATTGAACAGTGAGGAAACAGTGTCATCTGATTATATATTTGTAAGAGTAAAGAGTCAAGACTTTAATTACACCACCAATCCATCAATCATAAGTGGTAGTGGTGCATTAAACTTCTCAAGCTTAATTAATAACCCACAGACCTATCCAACAACTGTAGGTCTATACAATACCAATAACGAATTATTAGCAGTTGCTAAGATGTCAAAACCTCTAACTAAGGATTTTACAAAAGAAGCACTCATTCGCGTCAAGTTGAATTGGTGATAACTAATACTAAAAGATGAGTTCTGCATACAAGACATTTAAAACATCAGATATAACTGTGTTTCCGTATAAGGCGAGTAAAACGTTTAGTTATACTCAAGATACGGTTACGGATGCAGGTATTAGTACAATTCAAGCATTTAACTACCCATCCAATACAGTACTTTTTACAGCAGGTAAAAGTGTTTATTACAGATCAGCTAGACAGTTATACTATTCAAATGGTTTAGCAAGTCTAGCTCCATCAAAACCCTTATCCGAACAGAATTATGATGAGTTAGTTGAGGATGAAAAAGGAGGAGCTAAGACTAGTACAACTCTAATGTATGATAATTTATTACAGTCTACAGCAACATCTGGATCATCGGAGTATGATAGCAGAAAGAATTTCCCTACAGAGTATGGAACTCCAATACAGATTGTATCTATACCAACAATACTATACGGGGAGAATATAAAACCAGGAAGTTTCAGTATAAACAGTACTGATGGTGGTTTCGCAAGTATACAAGATGATGGTAACGGTAATATCGTAACTGTAAGCGGTAATGAGTATGTAGGAAATATTATTTACTCACAAGGTATAGTAATACTAATCATCGATATCTACGAAATACTGAACTATCCAACGTTCCTTTACGATCTAAGTTTTAAATCAGAACTAACCATATATCAATCCCAGGTTAGATGTCATATAAACGAAAATGAATTCAATATGACTCTAAATCCATCGGCAGTATCTGGATCATATGGAGACGTATCAAATAATATAACAGGTTCCGCTTTTCAACCCTACGCCACAACCGTAGGTCTATACAACGCAGCTAATGAATTACTAGCTGTCGGTAAACTCGCTCAACCCACTCCCATACCGTCTAATACAGACGTTACTTTTATTGTGAAGTGGGATAGCTAACAAAACAATCATTTATGGCAAAAAAAGTTAATGTTCGAAGAAGAGCTATTCAGCATGGATATCGCTCAGGCTTAGAAGAAACAGTCGCAAATCAACTCAAGAATAAACAAGTAGAATACGAATACGAGAGTAAAGCTAATATAGTCAAGTACCTAGTACCAGCTAAATCCCATACCTATCTACCAGATTTCAAACTACTCAACGGTATTATAATAGAAACTAAAGGTAGATTCGTATTAGCAGATAGAAAGAAACACGAACTAATCAAACAGCAATTTCCTGAATTAGATATTAGATTTGTATTCACTAATTCGAACACAAAGATATCAAAGAACTCTAAAACCACATACGGAATGTGGTGTGAGAAACTAGGCATACCTTATGCAGATAAGTTGATACCGGAGGCTTGGATAAAAGAATCTCCTAAATCTTAGGAGTAAGTTTAGGTAGGTACTCTAATTAATTTTCCGTATATTATCATAATATGGATAATACTAGATTGTTATTAGGAATCGTAGAGACTGTACTAGGTAGAGGTAAGCATACTTCAAGACAGAATTATGCATTCAACTGTCCATTCTGTCATCATGCAAAACCCAAACTAGAGGTCGATCTACAGATATCGGCAGATGATAAGAATTCATGGAACTGCTGGGTGTGTAACACCAAAGGTAGATCACTGGCCACTTTACTTAAAAAAGCAGGAGCTAGTAGAGAGAAGATCTTAGAATTAAAGCCTTTTTTAAAGTATATACCAAAGGGAGGAGAGGGTGAAGAAGCAGAGAAGTTTATAATCACACTACCTAAGGAGTTTAAATCACTACTAGGTGGTAATAAATCTTCGATCACTTTCCGACAGGCTCAGGCCTATGCCAAAAAAAGAGGTATAACCGAACAAGATATCATAAAATACGGGATAGGATACTGTGAAACAGGTAGATATGCTAATTCACTAATCGTCCAATCCCTAAATAAAGACGGGAAACTAAACTACTTCGTAGGTAGATCTTTTGAAAAAGACCCTGGAAGGAAATATAATACTCCCCGTTGTGATAAGAATGAAATAGTAGGTTTAGAATATTATGTAAACTGGAAATGTCCAGTAGTTTTATGTGAAGGTATCTTTGATGCAGTAGCTATAAAACGAAATGCAGTTCCTTTATTTGGAAAAACCATCTCAACAGCACTACAGATGCAGTTAGCACAGAGTGAGGTTAAGACGGTTTATATCGCTTTAGACAATGATGCACTAAAAGACGCATTAAAACATGCTCAGCATCTATTAGACCAGGGTAAAGAAGTATATCTAGTAGAATTAGATGGTAAAGATCCTTCAGATATTGGGTTTCAAGAAATGACCAAGCTCTTACATCAAGCTAGTCCGTTGAGTTATGCAAAATTACTTCACAAAAAACTAGAATTATGTTAATTGAACAGCGTTCACCAGAGTGGTTTAACATTCGAAAAGGAAGAATAACCAGCTCAGAAGTGTGGAAAATTATGGGAGAAGGTAAATCTAAGACAGAAAGTCTTAGTGAGACCGCAAAAAGCTACTTATTAGAGAAGGTATCCGAAAAACTAGGTGGATTCTCATCACCAGCTCTAGGGCAAGCCCTTGATTGGGGAACTGATCTAGAAGATACTGCACGAGATATCTACAAAGCAGCTACAGGATTAGATGTCCAGCCCTGCTCTTTCTATACAGTAGGTAATCATTATGGTGGATCTCCAGATTCTATTGTAAATCCAGACGGAACACTTGAAATTAAATGCCCTTACAACTCAGTAAATCATTTTAAATACGGTTTAATTACATCAGATGCCGAGTTTAAGAAAGCTTCTGCAGCCTACTACTACCAATGTATCTCACACATGGCAGTAACAGGTGCTAAATGGTGCGATTTTATTAGTTTTGACCCAAGAGTAAGCACGGATTACATGATGTTTATTTATAGACTACATAGAGATGAAGATGAAATCAAGAATATGTTGAGTAGGGTCGATATAGCGGTTAGATACATGAAAGAACTTGCTAATAAGTTACCTAAATCTATAATATCAGAAGAGCAGATTGTAATTAAGGAAGAGTAACTATTTATAAGTGTATGATAAAACTAATACCGTTATTAAAGCAAATACTCCTTGAAGGAGGTAATGTTTTTGGATCTACCGCACCTATTAAAAGAGAGGATATAGATCCAACATTAGATAAATTTTCAGCAGAATTAGGAAGAATCTTTCCTGCTAAGGCTAAGACCTTTACAACTTTCCAAACATTAGGATCAGTAGGTAAGAAACCACAATCAGGTGATATCGATCTAGGATACGACGTCAAGTATTTATTCCCAGACGGTGAAACACCTGACTTTAAAGGTTGGAATGTTGATAAAGCACAGTTCGAAGAGAGGGTGGCAGCGATTGCAAAACGTGCTAGAACAGCCACACCAGTCCAGAACCAATTAAGAGCTATGATCGAAATGATTGGTGCACAGATTAATGAAAAATCTGATATCATTCAAGTAGATTTAAAACAAGCCGGTGGTGGAGCGATCTTCTGTGAGACAGGTCAATACAACGACAAAGGTGAAGAATTAGGTAAAACAGTTCAAACCGACATTAATATCGGTAATCTAGACTGGTTAAAGTTTAGCTACTATTCATCTACCTACCAAGGTAATGTTAAAGGTCTACATAGAACACAGTTACTGGTTGCTTTATTTGGCTATAAAGGCTATACCTTTAGACACGGTCAAGGAGTTATTAATAAAGATACTAGAGAGGTTGAGGCTAAGACACCTCAAGAAGCTATAGCATTACTAAATAAACTCTACGGAACTAAAATAACTCCCGATATCTTAGAAGACTATCACAAGTTAATGACGTACCTAGGAAGTAGTTTAAGTACTCAAGACGTTAATGGAATACTAGATATCTATTTAAAGATCTTAGATTCAACTAGAGCCGATATACCAAGTGATATACAGGACTACTGGATTAAAAATCAAGACAGACTAGGTTTGAAAGGTAAGTTTTTACCTGATGACTCAGAATTAACCAAGTATAAAACAGAAGCATAATGTCAGGATCAGCAGGCGGTAATAGAATACCAAGAAAAGCAGTCGAATCAACTAAAGATTCCTATATAAGAAAGGTCTTAAGTAAATTTCCTTTGTTTAAAGATGCTAAGATCTCAGGATCTTACAATACATCAAGTAAATCTGACTTCGGTGATATAGATTTGATTGTAACTTTAGAAGGAGGTCAAGATAAAAAACAACTAAAACAGGATCTAGCAGCATTCTTTGCTAAGTTTCCTGATAACCTTATCGTACCTTTTAGAAGTGATAAGTACAGAGGTAAGAAATCATTGAGTTCAGGTGAGTTAGTAACCGTATTATACCCTATCGAAGGTATGCCAGGTGAATATATCCAGATTGATAACATGGTTTCAACATCAGAACAAGAATCTGACTTCAAAAAAGCTTTCTTAGACTATCCAGCCGAGATACAAGGCTTATTACTAGGCCTAACCAAGGTAGTATTACTGGAAGAAGACCCACAGGCGGTGTTTAAAAGACTAGGTATTAAAGATGTACCGCCTCTAGAGAAGGGTCAGGAGTATGAATTCAATCTTTCTGGTGCAGCTCTAACATTACGCATAGTAGATCTTTCACCTGATTTTAAAGAAACAGGTAGAAAAGAGGTGTGGAAAACTACAGATTGGAATACAGTTAAGAAATTATACGATGGCTATAGAATAGATGGTACTTTTGAAGAGTTATTACAGGATATTAAACGTAAATGTAAGAACGAAAGATCAAAAAACAGGATTAAAGGTATCTTCAAATCTATGGTATCGATTAAGAGTGGAGAAGTAGGTACAGCCAAAGGAGCTGGTAAACAAAAAGCTTTAGATTCAGTAGATAACCTACTAGAATTTATGACTAATCTAGGTAGGTTAATAGGAGAAGAGGTAGTAAATCAACCAGGAATTTGTTTTTACCCAGGTGGATTCAAACCCCCACACAAAGGACACTTCGAAGTAGCTAAGGATATGGCATCTCGTAACTATATCACCGCGGTATATGTTATAATTTCAAAGAAAGAGAGGGATGGTATAACGGCAGAACAGAGTCTAAAAGTATGGCAAACATATCTTAAAGCAGAACCTAACCCTAAAATCTCTGTTAGCATTGCTAAATCAGCATCTCCAATCAGAGATATCTTCGATTATATAGCCGAACACCCCGAACAATCACCAATCTACATAGTTGGAGGTAAGGATGAAGTAGATGATCAAAATTACTTTGCATCACTGAAGAAAGCCTTCGGAGATAAGATCAAACCAGTACCGATGGAAGAGAAGTTCGGTAGAATCTCAGCCTCTTATGTAAGAAGACTATTAAGAGCAGGAGATCTAGAAGGTTTTAAAGAAGCTCTACCAGATGCAACCTTAAATAAAGGGTATGCAGGCGATATATTCAAGATGTTAGCCTCTACTATAACGCAGACTGCTATCAAAGAGGGATTAGAATTAGATTCAGAGCAAGAAGGTATAGTGGAAGACATCGAGAAGTTTGTTAGATGGTGTTCTCCCTTGCTAGATTTAAAGCAAATCCCGGAGATAGAGTATATTACAGATCCTGATTTCCCTGGGGAGATGCACAGCTTTGGAGGTTATGACCCCACCCATAAAAAGATTGCAACAGTGATTGTAAATCGTAATCTAGCCGACATATTAAGAACACTAGCACACGAATTAGTACACCACTGTCAAAATGAGAAATACGGTATAACAGCCGAAGATGGTAAGACGGGATCTGATGTTGAAAATGAAGCAAATGCAGTAGCAGGGCAGATAATGAGAGAGTACGGTAAAAGAAATCCAGATATCTACACACAGATCATGATAAATGAATCAGTTACACCTGATGAAATAGAGAAAGTGGATGCATTTGCAGATAACATTCTAGCACCGGTAGATGTAGACCTAACTTCCAAGCACGTATTAGATAGGTTAACAGGAAGAGAATCGGATGTTACGTATCAGCAGTTGATTAAGTTTTTTGAAAATTTATCCAAAAAGAAAAAAGAGTTTCTTGAGTTCTTTAATAGGTATTCTGAAATTGTAGCTACAGATAGACAAAGTAAGCTAAATATACCTTTCCTAAATCTGACTCATAAAGCGATTGCTAAGACGATTATGAGAAAGCCTAACTTCCTAACCCATACACCTCAGTTAACATTCGAAGATAAAGCAGATGCTAAATGCCCACCTGCCACTCAGAGCATACCGCTTAATTTAAAGAATCGTCAAAGTGCTATTGAAAAAGAACACTACGGACCACTAAATCCAAATGAACCAAATATTAAATTCTGGAAGCAAAAAGCAGATATGTGGCAATTGGATTCAATACAAGAAGCTAAGAAATCATTATGTGGTAATTGTGCAGCCTTCGATCAAACAACTAAGACATTGGACTGTATTGCAAAGGGTATTGGAAACGATGAAGGATCCGAAGATCCATTTGATGTAATTAAAGCAGGTCAATTAGGTTATTGTAGATTTTTAAAATTCAAATGTGCTTCAGCTAGAACCTGCGATGCTTGGGTTGTTGGAGGACCACTAACCGATAAGAAATAATGCAACTACTCCTAACAGCCAATCAATTCGATTCAAAACGTACCTGGGATAACCCAATCTGTAAGTATGATTCTCCGTATACAAACTGCTTAGATCTTTTTGATGTAAATGGATACGATTTAACAGAATTAGAACAGGATTATGCCGAAGTTAATACTCCAGCAATAGATCATAGATATAAGAAAGCTATTAAAAGAGATTGGCTTAAATCTTCCAAGACTGAAATAGAGGGAGTACATATAAACCATGCACTGCTATTTGAACGTAAAGGATATTCAGGTCTAGCACTTAATCAATTAAAGACTTGGAGTGAAGAATTACCGTTAGTACATAAACTACTAAAAGTACGTTCGAAATGGGGTATAGATCTATCAATAGACTATGTAGACAGACAGGGTAATGTGTTTGAGGTATTCCATTATGAATGGGATGATTTTAATTTCGAAGCTGTACTGGCTATGAAAGATAGGATTGAAAATCTAGCTCTAACCACCGACTGGGAAGATGCTGCAAAACGTTTACTCCAAAGGAAAGATGAGTGGTCATCACTATCTTTTTTCGAACAGAGTGATTGGAAGTGTCGATTTTACGGAATAGATTCAGAGAAGTTTAAGGTAATAATCTGGAATGATTAAATTAATATTATAAAATAAAAATCGTTATGTTAAAGAAAGAATTCAACCATCGAGACGTTCAAAGAGCAAGAAACCTTATAACAGGTCAGGTAGATGCAGCCACTAGTCTACAATCAGGCTATGAAAGAGGTAGGGTTGAACACAAAGAAGGTGATATTTGGGAGGAGAGTGGTAGGAAATGGACTATTAAGAATGGAATAAGACAAACTGTTACGAAGTTTGATAGTCTAAAACAGTTAACCGTTTTACCTTTGAGTTGTCCGAAGTGTAGCAAGCCGATGAAGGTGAATAACCTTAATAAAAAGATGTACTCTATACATAATACCTGTTTTGACTGTGTGATTGAAATGGAATCTCAACTAAAAGCTACCGGTAGATACCAGGAGTACGAAAGGAGGATGTTAAATGGAAACAAGAACGGTATATTAGAAGACCTAGAACGTGCTCTAGATGCATGGCTAGTCAATACCGATACGTTTATGTCCGAAGATGGTGTAGCGGAAGACTGGAGTAAAGTCAAAGTAAGCCCCGAAGACTATGAAGGGTTGAGAGGGGAAATAAAAAAGGCTAAAGAGCAGGAAATTTAACTATTTATTATTAAAATACGTAACTACACATGCCATACACACATAAGAAAGTAGGTGACAAGTATGTCGTCTATAAAGCAGGTAAGAAAGTAGGTTCTACAGCAGGAACAAAGACGGCTCTCGACAAGTATCTAGCCGCTCTACACATTGCAGACAAGAAATCTCCAAAGAAAAAGACACTAAAAGAATCAGTTAAGGGTACCCACCCCGTAGATACATTAGAATTTTGGGTTGTAACTAAACCTCAGACTCATGAAGATACTCTAGATAACATTTTAATGCCATGTGACCCATTTCAGTTTGCTGATATGTGCCGTTCAGGTCTAGCACCAGATCAGGTACATGGATTTTATACCGAAGAAGATGAAGCACAGGCACAAGCCCAGAAACTATTAACAGATAAGTATTCAATAGCTAAAGCTTTAGAAGAAAAAAAGGAAGAAGTATCGGGTAAACTACAAAAGACTATCGATAAGCTTCAAAAGAAGGCTGAAGAGCATATGAGGATGGTTAAAAAAGATCCTACACAAGCGGATCATCATCACGATGAAGCAGAAAAAATAATGGCACGTATCAAAGAACTACGTGGTAAACATAAAATGGTTGAATCATCTAAAAAACAATTAAAACCTCTAGAAGAGAAAGACAAATAATATGGAACAATACGCACAATTCATCTCTATGCTATTTGCATCGAGAACACAAGCACACATCTTTCATCTACAGACAGATTCTTTTGCAGCCCATAAAGCTTTACAGGAATACTACGAAGAAATCGTAGAAATTGCAGATGGTTTAGTAGAATCTTATCAAGGTCGATACGGTATCTTAAGAGGTTATCAAGGCCAGGCTTCTTTTAAAGAAGACAACCAACCCCTTACCTACTTCGAAGCATTAGATAAGTATGTAGAGACTACAAGACACGAATTACCTCAGGACAGCTACATTCAAAACGAGGTAGATACTCTAGTAGCTCTAATCGAATCAACCAAATACAAACTAAGATTCTTACATTAATATGTTAGACGAAAAGAAAGGTACATGCTGCCATAAATGCGGGCACGTTCACGTAAAAGGAACATCATGCCCTACTCCCTTTTTAAAAGGAGAGAGAAGCTGTGCGAGAAGAACTAATGAAGTAGAGACAACAGACGAAGGGCTGTGGGCAAATATTAATGCTAAAAGAGCTCGTGGTGAAAAAGGTGCACGCAAAGGTTCGGAAGCTTACAAAGCAGCTGTTGCTGCTGGAAATAAACTAAACGAACTAGACGAGACGGATAGTTACTGTCCAACCTGTCTAAAAGAGTACCTAATAGAGCATAGAGATAAGATAGAAGAAGCAGAATATAGAGGACGTAAGGTACAGTTAGGCAAGCCTTTTTACACCCCTGGTGGACCCAAGAAAAGATCAGTATACGTTAAGAATGTAAAAGGAAATGTTGTTAAGGTTAACTTCGGAGACCCGAACATGAAGATAAAGAAAAGCATTCCTGCACGAAGAAAAAGTTATAGAGCAAGACATCATTGTCAATCACCAGGACCACGTTGGAAAGCAAACTACTGGTCATGTAGAGCATGGTAAAATGATTAAACTGACCAGTCTACTAAGAGAGATCTTAAACAAACCACTACCCTGGCAATTCAAAGGTGAGTTAGGCAGTGGTAAGGTCGTGTATAAATTTGAAGCAAAGACCGAAGATAAGACTCAAGAGTATATAGTGTACTTTGGGAAAGAAGGTGAAGGTATATACAATGTATCCTACATGGCTACAGGACATACCCCTCAGCAACTAACCGGCCAAGGTGCTTCTATCCAAGTACTGTCAACGGTAACCGATATTATAAAAGACTTCATAAGTAAATTCGGTGATAGAGTCGATAAACTAGTCATAGATGCTGCTAAGACAGAACAGGAAAGAGAGGCTGGAGTAGAAGATTCTAAACGATTCAGAGTCTATACAGCTATGATCGAAAGATTAGTTAATCCTAAAGAGTATAGTGTTGCAGTGACTGGAGATAATCAAATAACAATAACCAAGAAATAATGATTAAGCTAACCGATATACTAAACGAAGCAAAGAAACAAGACGATAATTTTGAAGACTTTGCTGAAACAAGAGGCAAGGGTGCAGAGAAGATAGCAGATACTGCTAAAGAGAAAGGTGGTCTTTCTATGCTAACCTACAACCACTTTAAAGTTAAGCTACCTTACTATAAGAAAGCATCTGAAGGTAAGTTTGATATGGAGAAAGCCAAGAAAGAATACGAACAGGTATACAAGAGTATATCTTTAACTATGACTCAGATAGAGTTTCAAAAAGCAGTAGGTAGACTAGAAGTACTTGGAGAACTTATAATTAGAGACAAGTGATTAAGTTAGTAAACATACTAAAAGATTTACTCGAAGAGAAGAAAGCAGATCGCTGTCTACGTATAGCACGTCAGAAGTACGACAAACCCTCTGCATATAGATCAGGAGCGATAGTGAGATGTCGTAGAGGAGAGATATGGAAGGATTTAAAGGAAGATGAATCATTACACAAATGGTTTTCAAGAAAAGGTGGAACCGGTAAAGCAAAGGGTTGGGTGGATTGTAATACATGTAGGAATGGTAAATGTAAATCTTGCGGTAGAGAAAAAGGAGAGAAACGAGCTGAATATCCTTCCTGCCGACCTACACCTACTCAATGTAAACAACCAGGTAAAGGTAAAGACTGGGGTAAAACAAAATGATAAAATTACTAGACATACTAAAAGAAATAGAAGAAGGTATTGATGATCCTGTCAAATCAGGCATCTTAAAGAAGAGATTAGGTAAGTTATCTTGTAGTAGAGTCAGGTCAGCTAAAGCGGGTTTAAAAGATAAAGGAACACATTATGCTAAAGCTTTACAAAGATATCTAAACTACCACTGCCAATAACTATTTATTAATATGATAAAACTAGTAGACTTATTTAACGAAAGTAAAAACACCAATCTCTATGAACTAATAGGGAAATTGACTGCTAATACTACCAAGAGAACTTTAGGAGATATATTATCAGATATGAGAGCGATTATAGGAGTGACTATTGTTAGAGGAGAAGGTCATAGCAGTGACGTACCAACTAATAACCCTTCTTATACAGAAGAAATTAAGCTCAAAATAGACCCTTACCCATTTGCTTCTTTTGGTAAAGATCAGGTAAGAGATATTATCAGTCAAATCAAACATATCGACGGTGTAACAACCTTTATACCAAATACAAACGCACGTAAAATCTCATAAATATTAACACAGACCATGATACAAAAGATAAGAGTTAACTTAAAAGAATGTGATGGATGCGATAGAGCAGCTCAAGATAGTCAAGACTGGACCAATGGTCACGACCATGAAGGAAGTATGGCTAAAGGTGAATTAAAGGATTTAATCCTAAACGCAGTATCTATTTATAAAATGCTAGGTACTAATGATCAACTTCCAGGTTGGACATCTGCCTATATCTCCTTAGCTTCAGATTATATACACTCAGTAAAAGAGTCTCTAAGCGGACAATTAGACCAAGTATTACCTGAAGAATTAACAGCAGAATAATTATGAAGCCAAATAAAATATTAAAATACCTCATCGAACAAGAAGTACGTAAGTACCTAAAAGAAGAGGAAGAGGCACCGGGCAAGATTGCACCGGTTCGTTCTTTTGAAGAAGATCCGATTAATTTTATTCTAGCTAAATACCCTTCTCTAGCACAAACACTCATCTACTTATTAACTGATGCGTATAAAGACTACGTTACAGGAATTTATATCGTAGCACCTAAACCAACTACGTTTAAAATCGTACTACATAATGGACAATCCTTCTACCTAGCTTTTCTAGGCAAAGCTTATGAAGCTAAGGTATTAGGTAAGAGGTACTACCTATTAACAGTAGGGGAGAAACAGAGAGCAGTCCTAGCTATAGCAGGATTATTAGAACTAGGTGCACCTATCAATACAAAAGGTCCTGAACAGGAGACACCAACAGAAGATACCGCAACCGCACCGCCACCAGCCGACCAA